CGCTTCGCTCAGATGAAGCCTGACGCCTGCGTCATTGAGCTGGTTTCGAGCCGGCCAGGGCAGGGCGTCGCCAGCATGTTCAACTTTGGAATGTCCTTTGGCGTCGCCATTGGTGTCGTGCAGGCGCTCAATATTCCTCTTCATTTTGTAACGCCGACAAAGTGGAAAAAATATTTCAGCCTTTCCTCCGACAAAGAGGAGTCGCGCCGCCGCGCGATCAATCTTTGGCCTGAAAGCGCCGATCGGTTCTCCCGCAGGAAAGATGAAGGGCGAGCTGAGGCGGCGTTGATGGCCAAGTGGGGCGCTGAAACTGTTTTTAGAATTTAAAGGACCTTAATAATGGCATTTACACTTAGCGAGCGGATTCAGAAAAATCCAAAATCTAGTCCGCCTATGCTTTTGTTCTATGGAGAAGGCGGATCCGGCAAGACAAGTCTTTTGTCTCAATTTCAAAATCCTATCGTGACGCTGGTTAATGAAACAGCGCCGCATGATTTAGATTTTGACACGCCTGGGCCCATTTCGAGCTTCGAAGATATATTGCAAGTCGGAACGGCTCTGTATGAGCAGCCTCATGATTATAAGACTTGGGGTATCGATAGTTTAACTGGCTTGCAGCCTTTGTTGTTTGATGAAGTTTGCCGCAGAGGCGACGACAAAGGGCAAGTTTTTAAATCTATCGAAGGATTTCCTTACGGTCGCGGCTATCAATACGCCGAACGCGTTTTGCATGAACTTATTGAGTGCTGCCATGCGTTGCGCCGCGATCGCGGGATGACAATCGTTTTTATAGGACACTCAAAAATTGTTCGGTTCGATGAGCCGGGCAGTAGTTCCTATGACCGTTTCGAGCTTGATCTTCATGCTCGATTATCTGCGCCGCTCTTCCGAGCGTGCGACGGGGTCTTTCTTATCAAAAGATCCGTAACATTAAGAAAGGAGGATGTTGGTTTTAACAATTCACGCAATATCGCAGAAGGCGGAAATGCGTTGTTTATCTACTCGGAAGGTAGACCCGGTCACATTGCTAAAAACCGGTTCAACCTTCCGGCGCAGATTCGTTTTGATAGGGGCAAAGGTTACGAGGCTCTTGCTCCTTATCTTTATCCAAACCTAGCAACTACCGAGGAATAAGGAATTTACAATGCGTTTAGACAGTCCGATTGATTTTTCCAAAGTCTCCGGCAAGGGCGGCGGCTTTAGCCTCCTCCCTCCTGGGGATTACCTTGTAGCTCTCAAAGAGGCAAGAGAGCTTACAACTACTAAGAATGGCCAGGGCACAACTCTACCGCTTTGTTTTGAAGTCATTGACGGTGATTTTACTGGGCGTTTGATTTGGATACGTCCGATTTTTTCACACCAAAAAGAAGCAGCTCAGCGTTTTGGTCAGGCTCTTTTAAAGGAGCTCTGCACTGCTGCCGGTATCCTCGTGCTCGAAGATACCAATCAGCTATTGGGCGTTCCTGTTGTTGGCAGTGTCATTATCGAGAAGGACAAGAACGGCGTTTACGAAGATCAAAATCGTATTCGTTCTTTTTCTAGCGCGCAAGGACAAGCTGCGCCTGTTGCCGTCGCCGCCGTGGCGCCTGCTGCACGCGCTGCGAGCGCTCCTTCTTGGATAAAAAGATAACAAAAAACTGAGCGGCCTCCGGGCCGCTCTCCCTTCTACGGGCATTGGCCGTCTGAATCTCACGATTCAGCGATCGGGATCTTATTACCATGACAAAACTCCCTGAGTTGAAATCGCCTGTTGCTGCGAAAATTGAGCAACATTATTTAGAATCTCAAACTCCGCGCGATGATGAAAACCTAAGATGTTCATCTATCGGAAACGAGTGCGAGCGCGCGCTCTGGTATAATTTGCACTGGACGACAACGTTGAAGCCGCATGCCGGCCGAATGGAGCGCTTATTCCAAACCGGCCACCGTGAAGAATTGCGCATGATTAATGATCTGCGCTTAATTGGATGCGACGTCTATGAGCGCGATCCAGTCACCGGAAATCAATGGCATGTCACTTTTCTCAATGGGATCCTGCAAGGATCTTCTGACGGAAAAATAGTTGGCGTGCCTGGCGCTGAAAACACTGTCCATCTACTAGAGTGCAAAACGGCAAGCGAAAAGTCTTTTACGAGCTGGCGCGAGAAGGGTGTTGAAACAGATAAGCCAGTGCATTTTTTTCAAATGCAAATTTACATGAAAGGTCTGAGTTTAGATCGAGCGCTTTACATAGTGCACAATAAAAACACGGATGAAATTGAAACTGAGCGGGTCAAATATAATCCTGTAGTCGCTGATAGGATTATAGAAAAGGCCGAGCGCATTGCGCGCGCAAGTGAGCCGCCGTCGAAAACAGAATCATGGATTTGCCGCAACTGCCGTCATGAAAAGATTTGTCGTTATGATGATTGGCCGCGCGTCAATTGTCGGACGTGTGTTTTTTCTGAAATTGTTGATGGCAATACGTGGGCCTGCACGCGCGACGACCACAAAATGAATTACGCCGAGCAACAGCGCGGCTGTGAGTATCATATTTATATCCCTGAGCTTGTTCCTGGCGAAGTTATCGACTCATCTGAGCTTGATCATACGGTCACATATCAACTTCGTGTCGCGCATGAAGACAATGCGATCTACGTCGACGGCAGGGATCCTAAGCCACAAATACCGGAGGCGATATAATGAGTGTCGCCTCTACTCCATATGCCGTTATGGCCAAGCGTCATGACTCCAAGGAGGAGTTGGATTTTTTTCCAACACCGCCATGGGCGACCCGCGCTTTGTGTAATTGGCTTCTTGCTAATGATTATATTTACTCAACGGATATTTGCTGGGAGCCTGCTTGTGGCGCCGGGCATATGTCGCGCACGTTGAGCGAATATTTTGCTAGCGTTTATGAGACAGACATAAATTATTATGGATGCGGCGTTGGCGGAATTGATTTTCTCGAAAAGTCGCCCAGCAATGAGCGCAGCCTTGCGTCCTGGATCATAACTAATCCGCCGTTCAATAAAGCGGAAGAGTTTGCTCTGCGTGGCTTAGAGGTTGCGCATAAAGGCGTGGCGCTCCTGGTTCGCACGTCCTTCCTAGAAGGCGTCGGTCGTTACAATAATTTGTTTACGACTAATCCGCCGTCAGCCGTTCTTCAATTCTCTGAACGCGTTCCGATGCACAAAGGCCGCTTGGATCCGAAAGGATCTACTGCGACTTCTTATTGCTGGGCCGTTTGGCGCACGCCGCGCCTGCCTGGTCACACTCAGCTCCACTGGATCAAACCTTGCCGCCGTTCTTTGGAGCGGATGGAGGATTACAATGATTGACCTTCGTTACTATCAACAAGAAGCTATTGATGAGACATTTAATTATTGGATTGATGGCGGTGGAAATCCGCTTATCGATCTTGCTACTGGCACCGGGAAATCTCTTGTAATTGCAGAAATTCTCCGTCGCCTTCTTGATGATTGTCCTACGCTCAACGTTTTAATGCTGACTCACGTTCGTGAGCTGGTTCAGCAAAACTATGATGAGCTTTTATCTCATTGGCCGGATGCTCCTGTTGGGATCAACTCGGCTGGTCTCGGGCGTCGTGATCGTAAAAGTCAAATATTATTCGCGACGATTCAAAGTGTTGCAAATTATGATGTAGGCGCGCTCGGCGAGCGTGGGCTAGTTATCATCGATGAAGCGCACTTGGTCCCCCATAAGCAGGTAGGTCAGTATAAAACCTTAATCGGAAAATTGCGTGAGGTTGATAAAGATCTCCGCGTTCTAGGATTAACGGCCACACCATTCAGATTGGACTCAGGAAGACTAGACCAAGGCGACGATCGGTTATTTCATAAAGTTGTCTATAGCTATGGAATTGGCAAGGCTATCGAAGACGAGTTCCTGGCGCCGCTTGTCGCTAAGGGGTCAGCTAATACGATCGACGTTTCCAATGTCGCCAGGCGTGGCGGCGAGTTTGTTGCTGGCGATCTAGAAGTTGCGGCCTCTGCGGTTACTCAGGCCGCTTGTGATGAGATGTGCATTAAGGCCGCAGACCGTAAGTCATGGCTGGCTTTTTGCTCTGGCGTCGATCACGCTTTCGAGACCCGCAATTCGTTGCGAGATCGCGGGATCACTTGCGAAACTATTACAGGAAAAACCCCAAAGGCT